AGCGTCGAGACCCTGTCGGTATGGAAACCGGCAGCCGAACAGTCCGGTGTGTCGGGCGAATCGTTCGAGAAGGGGCTGCGCAAGCTGTCCACCACGATGCTGGAAGCCGCGACCGGGTCGGAAGATGCTGCTCGCGGATTCTCCGCCGTGGGCGTCGAGTTCAAGAACCAGGACGGCACCTTGCGCGCCACCGATCAGGTGCTGCTGGATCTGGCTGAGCGCTTCAAGGCCATGCCCAATGGTGCGGAGAAAACCGCCCTGGCCGTGCAACTGTTCGGCAAGTCGGGAGCAGAGCTGATCCCGTTCCTGAATCAAGGGCGCGACGGCATCAACGAGCTGGCTGCCGAGATGCAGGCGCTCGGCGTGCAGATGAGCAGTGAGACTGCAGCGCAGGCGGGCAACTTCAACGATGCGCTCGACAAGCTGAAGCTGGCTACCACCAGCATTGGCAACCAGATCATCGCCTCTTTGCTGCCTGCCTTGAACGACATGGCCGGTGGCATGGTCGAGTCGGCCAAGCAAGGCGGCACACTGCGCGCGATCCTGGATGGCGTGGTGCTGGTGCTCAAGACCCTGGCGCTCGGTGCCGCCACGGTTGGCAAGGCCTTCGTCGCCTTGGGCGAGGCCATTGGCGCGGGTGTCGCCGCCGCTGTGGAAGCGCTCAAGGGCAATGCCGACGGAGCGAAGGCCATCATTGCCGACCTCAAAGGCAATCTGGTCAAACGGTTGGATGAGCTGGCGTCCTTCCGGGACAGCCTGTTCGACCCCAAGCCCATCGAGGTCAAGGCACCCAAGATCCAGGCCGATCCGGAACTGCTGCAACGCCTGACCAAGCCCAAAGCCGTCAAGCCAGCGCAGGACACGACCGGCGCGCAAACCACGCTGATGAAAGCGCAGCTGGACGCCGAGTTCGCCCTGCTCAAGGACGGTCTGACCCGGCAACAAACTGCGCTGGATGCTGCGCTCGAGGACCGTCTGGTCTCGGTGCGCGACTACTACACGCAGAAAACGGCCATCGAGCAGCGCGAGGTCGATGCCGAGATTGCCCGCAAGCAGCAGGAGCTGGCCCGTAGTCAGCAAGTCGCCACCACGGGCAAATCGGAAAACGACCGCCTGCGCGCCAAGGCTGAAGTGGCCAAAGCGGAAGCCGACCTCATCACGCTCAACAACCGGCGCACAGACATCGAGCAGGCCAATGCGCGCAAGGCTGCGCAAGCCGAGCGTGAACTGGCCGATGCTTTGGCGCAGGCGCGTGAGGAACTGGCACAGATCACCGGCACAGCCACAGATGCCGACCGGCAGGCTGCCATCGAGCGCAGCTACCGCGACCTGCGGGCGCGTCTTGCTGCAGAAAGCGATACCGACGGCGTGTCGCTCGTTGACCGGCTGATCAACGTGAAGGCAGCGCAGGCCAATCTGGCGGCCTTGGAGGCCCAATGGCGGCAGGTCACCGAGCGTCTGCGCAATGCGCAGGAGGCCATTCAGACCCAGCAGCAGGCCGGTCTGCTCACCGAAGCGCAGGCCCGTCAGCAGATCGTGGCCTTGCAACAGCAATCAGCCACAGAGATGGAGCGCTTGTTGCCGACCATGCAGCAAGCCGCGCAGGCCATCGGGCCCGATGCGGTGATTCGCGTGCAGGCGTGGCGCAACGAGCTGGATCGCACCCGGCTTACCGTCGATGAAATGGCCCCGCTGTGGAACCGCATCGGTGAGAGCTTCGGCGGTGCGCTCAACGGGATGATCACCGGCGCGCAGACCTGGCGCAGTGCCTTGGCCAGCATTTTCCAGCAGGTGGCCGACGCCTTCCTGCAGCAGATCGTGATCCAGCCGTTTCAGCAGTGGATCGCCATGCAGGCGCGGATGCTGGCGCTCAAGCTCGGTTTCATCCAGCAGGAGCAAACCGTCGATGCGGCGGCCAGCGCCGCCAAGGTCGCCCAAAAGACCACCGAAACCACCGCCGTGGTGTCGATGGATGCGGCCAAGGCGGGAGCCGGGGCGGCGGCGTCGCAGGCTTCCATTCCCTACGTTGGCCCGGCACTCGCGGTGGCCGCGATGGTAGCCATGGTCGCCGCTGTGATGGCTCTCTTGGGTGGAATCAAGAAGTTCGCGGGTGGCGGTCTGGTCTCCGGCCCGGGTAGCGCCACGTCGGATTCGATCCCGGCGCGTCTGTCCGCAGGCGAGTACGTGGTGCGGGCGGCCGCCGTGCGCCAGGTCGGTGTGGCCTTCCTCGATTCGCTCAACGGCTTGTCGGCAGGCCCACGTTTCAAGGGTGGCGAATTGGCCTTCGCAGCGGGCGGGCTGGTACCGGAGGTGAAAGTGCCGCCCGCGCAGCCGCAGATGAATCAGGCGGTGCGCATCGTCAACGCGGTCGATCCGGGCGTGACCCACGACCACCTGCAGTCGCCTGCCGGAGAGAAAGTCATCGTCAACATCATCGGGCGCAATGCACGGGCCATCCGTGCGGCGCTGCAAGGCTGAATTTTCAGGGGAAAGTCCAATGGCACTTCTGTTCATCGACGGTTTCGATCACTACGACCCGCAGGCTGTGGACAGCTTTGGCGATCCGTGGCTCGCACGTGGCAAGGCGGCCTACCTGTCGCCGCAGGCCACCCGCATCAATGGCCGTCGTCCGTCCTCCTATGCCCTGCGTTTGCCGGAAGGTTCCGGGGGCGGCTACGTCAAGAACCTGGACGCCACCAAGACCAGCCTGATCGTCGGGGCGGCCATTCGGGTGGTGCCGTACCAGAACACCTACATCGAACCCTTGCTGCTCGGCGTGCGCGATGCCAACTCGCAGGTTGCACATTTGGTGAAGATCGGCGAGGACGGTCGGCTCAAGCTCTACCGCTGGCAATACGGCTACGACCAGCTGATCTCTGTATCAGTCGCCAGCGCTCCGGCGCGCGGCTGGCACTACATCGAGTTGCAGGTCACGCAGGGCACCAGCAACGGCATTCTGTCAGTGCGCATCAACGGCATCCTGGCCATCCAGATGACGGCGCAGAACACCATCCAAGGCGGTGGCCAACTGCTCACGGCATTCGTCGGCGCGGTCCCCGGCCAGAACTGTCCACTCACCATCGATGTCGACGACTTCTACATCGCCGACACCACCGGCACGATCAACAACACCTTTCTTGGCGACGTGCGCGTCGATGCCTTGCAGGCTCAGGCCGATGGCAGCCTGAACCAGTGGACAACCAGTCCGGTCGGCACTGCCGCATGGGAAGCCGTCAGTGACGAGGACGAGGCTACGGCAATCAGTGCGCCCAGCGTGGGGCTGCGTCAGTCCTTCGATGTCGAGCCGCTGCCGGTGATGGCCACGCCCGCCATCTACGGCGTGCAACTGACCATGCTGGCGCGCAAGACCGACGCCGGTCTGGGCAAGGTCAAAGGCCTCGTGGTCAGTGGTACGCAGAGCGCCGTCAGTACCGACATCATTCTGCAGGAGCAACTGGCGTGGCAGAGCACGCTGTTCGAGCGCAACCCGAACGGTAACGTGCAGTGGACGGAGGCCGCGTTCAATGCCGCTGAGTTCGGTGTGGAGTCGGCATGACGGATCGCGTCGTCGTTCAAGACATCGCGGAGGTTTCCAGCAAGCCGACGCCGGGAAGCGAACTGCCCGCCTTCCAGAGTGAAGTGCTCTTGCGTGCCACCTTTGGTGCGAGCGCAGCCCACTTCACGCCGGAATCGGCTGTGGCTCCGCTGCCACCCAATCTGGCGGCCAGCCTGCTGGCGGAATCCTTGGCAGGCCCCTGGCCACCCATCGATACACCGACCTTCTTGGTCGAAGTGCTGCGCCGGGATACGGCCTCAAGCGCCATCGTCGCCACTGGTATGGATGCCTTTGGCGACCAGCCGTGGCCGGATGCACAACGCGGCGTGTTTGCCTTCCGCCATGATTGGATGGAGCCCCTCGTGGAACGGCTGGAGTGGCAGACCAGCGTCACGCGGCTGGCCAGTGGCAATGAATCCCGTCAGGCACGCAGACGCGTTCCCCGGCGCTGGCTCACCTACAAGGTGGGTAACGCTCGTCAGACCGATGCCCTGGTGGCCGACTGGCTGGCCGATCATCTCGGTCAAATGGCGCTGTGGCCGCTGCCGCAGTACGCGGTTCATCTGACTGAGTCCTGCGAACGTGGCGCACTGGCACTCAACGTGACGGAGGCAGACGGGCGACAGTTCGGGCCACTCTCGGCCAATGTGCATCTGACCTACGACGGGGTGCAGGGCTGGCAGGAAATTGAGGGCAATGGCCGCTGGATCTTGATCAGCGCCGCCGATGGCTGGCAGATCGCCCAGCTCAGCGATGTGGAAAGCGACCTGCTGTGGCTGATGAAACCTTTGGCACGCGCCGCAGCCGTGGGCAGCACCGTCATGCCCTTGGTGTGGGGCAAGGCCATCGACCCGGCCGATCTCACGCAGTGGGTGCCGGGCATGGTCGGCGGCAACATTCCCACGCAGATCCAGCCTGCACCATTGCCCGACCAGGATGTCCTGGATGACCCATGGCTCGACGAGGCCCCGGTCTGGCCGGATGGCAACTGGCGTGACGATCCGACGACCGCCGCACAAGCCACGATCACCCGCCAGGACTTTTCGCCTGCAGATCCGTGGGTGCGCCGGGACGATCCGTGGTCGACCACTACCTTCCAGCGGCGCTATCTGGCCAGTTCACTGGATGAAATCGAAATCTGGCGGGCGCGGTTGTGGCGCACCCAAGGCCGTCTGGAAGCCTTCTGGCTGCCCGATGGTTTGGCCCCGATCCTGTGGGTGACCGCAGAGGCCGATTCCGAAGATGGCTTCCTGCGCGTGGATGGCAAAGACATCTCTGCGTTTTGGCATCGCCCCGCCGCCTGCTTGATCGTGCATCCGGACGGCTACCGGCAGTACGCCCTGACGGCGACCTGCCATCTGGATCAGGGCGGTGTGTTGGTGCTGCGCTCGGGCCTCGACGACTGGGTGCCCGAAGGCAGCCGCGTCATTCGTCTCGTGCGCTGCCGCCTCGATCACGACGCCATCGACTTGTACTGGCACAGCCCGACGTTGCTGGAGATCACCCTGACCGCGCGCCAGTTGCCCGAACCACGCGGCAATGACCGTCAAACCTACGAGGGAGAGTAAGCACTATGAGCCAGAACCCATTGCTGGAAGTCGAGCTATACGCCTTCGCCAGCGAAAGCGCGCAGTTCTATCTGACGCCGCACGAATTCGACGTCGATCTGGACGGCAATCTGTACGCAAGCCTGCCCATCGAACGCAACGAACTGGCGCTGGGAGCTGAAGCTGCGAAGGCTGGGCTGGATCTGAAACTGCCGCCGAGCTGCGATCTCGTGCGCCATCTGCTCGCCAACTCGCTGACCGGCGACACCACCTCGATCACCCTGCGTATCGGACGACGAGACACGTGGGGCGACTACTGGTGGATCTCCGGTACGCGCTGGATGGGCCGGGTGCTGGGCGTCGAAGTCGCTGACGATGTCGCTCGCGTTCGCTGCGAGTCGGCGCAGGTCAGCCTCAAGCGTATCGGGTTGCGGCGGCTCTACAGCCGCAAGTGTTCCCACGTGCTGTATTCAGCTGCCTGCGGCGCGTCACCGATTGCTGCCAGTGCCCTGGTGAGCAACAGCAATGGCCGCAACGTCGATCTCGACGGTGGCACGCCCGGCAGCGTCAGTGGTGGCTTGGCCGGTGGCTGGCTGCAAACCCCGGAAGGTGCCCGCCACATGATCGTCAATGACTACGGTGGCGGCGTCGAGTTGCTCTATCCGGTAGCCATTGAGGTCGGCACCGAAGTGCTGCTGACGGTCGGCTGCGACCACAGCACGGCCACGTGCGAGTCGCGCTTCGGCAACCTCGACAACTACGGCGGCTTTCCCGCCATCCCAAGCAAGAACCCGTTTTCGACCGGCGTGTTCTGAATCCCTGGAGAAATCGCCATGTGGTACCTCGTCGTCATCGTGGTGGCGGCGCTGGTTTCGGTCGCGCTCGCCCCGAAACCGCCCGAACCCAAACCGGCGTCCCTGTCCGACGTCGATGCCCCAACCGCAGAAGAAGGCCGACCGATTCCCGTCGTGTTCGGCACCGTGCTGCTGCGCGGCTCCAACGTCGTCTGGTACGGCGATCTGGAAGCCGATCCGATCAAGAAGAAAGGTGGCAAGAAATGACCACGCAGACCGTCATCACCATCGATCATGTGCGCGCCGTGGGCCTGTGCGTGAACGGCACGCGCACTTGGTTTGCGCGTCACGATCTAGATTTCCGCGCCTTTCTGCGGGATGGCTGTGACGCCGACACCCTGCTGGCCACCGGCGATGCAATGGCGCAGCGGGTGGTCGAGCACGCCCGCAATCAGTCCAGCCAGCGGGAGCACGGCTGATGGGTGGCAGCAGCAAATCGCAAACCGTTGGCTACCGCTACCGGATGGGGCTGCATCTAGCCCTGTGCCAAGGGCCGGTCGATGCCGTGCAGGAAATCCAGATGGGCGACCGTACAGCGTGGGGTGATGCCGACCGTGCGCCGCTACCGAACGGGCATGGGCTGACCAGTCTCTCCATCAACAAGCCCACCCTGTTTGGTGGTGACGAGCGTGAAGGCGGCGTGGTGGGCACCATCGATGTGCTGTCGGGCCATGCTGGTCAGGGGCGTAACGACTATCTGATGAGTCGCCTTGGGCCAGCCATTCCGGCATTCCGAGGCGTGCTGTCTTTGGTGGCGCGCAAGATCCTGTTTGCGGCCAACAACCCGTACATCAAGCCTTGGGCTGTGCGGGTGCGTCGCTTCAATGCCGGTTGGCATGACCATGCCTGGATGGGAGATTCCGAAGTCCGCATCTGGGATGAGGACGAAGGACAGGAGATTAGCGTCGGCATGAATCCGGCGCACATCCTGGTTCAGTGCCTCACCGATCCGCACTGGGGCATGGGCTATCCGCAGAGCACCATCGGCTGGAGTTTCTGGAATGCGGCATGGGCTTTGTCGAGTGAGGGCTTCGGCCTCAATTTGATCTGGACGCGCCAGCAGCCCATCGAGAGCTTCATCGGCCAGGTCATCGACCACATCGGCGGCATCCTCTACACCGATCCGGAGCAAGGCACGTTTGAGCTGAAACTGCTGCGCGACGACTACTGGATCGACAGCCTGCCGCAGTTGGGGCCTGACGAAATCGTCCGGCTGGAACGCTTCGAGCGTGCCCAGTGGGGCGAGCTACCCAATGAACTGACCGTCGTCTACACCGATTGGCAAACCGGCGGTGATGCGACGGTCACAGTCGAAAATCTTGCCGCCATCCAGTTGCAAGGCGGCGTGATCAATCAGCGCCGCGACTACCCGGGCGTCAACTACGGGCCACTCGCTGCCCGGCTGGCCTTGCGTGACCTGCGCGCCTTGGGTTCGCCGCTGGCCCGGATGAGTCTGACCGTGGCACGCGACACGCTGGAACGTGCGCCGCTGCCGGGCGATGTGTTCCTGCTGAACTGGCCGCGTTTGGGCGTAGACCAGATGGTGGTGCGTGTTACCGGCATCGATACCGGCACCTTGGGCGCGGCCGAGTGGCGCATCGAAGCGATGGAAGATGTGTTCGGGATGAGCAACACCGTGTTGTCGCCCCCGCCGCCGCACGTCGAAGATCCGACCATCGAACCTTTGCCCCCCGCCTTGGTGCTGTCCGTCGAGGTGCCGTATTGGGAACTGGCCCGGCGCTTGTCGCGCGCAGATCTGGCCTACCTGACCGACACCGACACCTATCTCGGTGCGCTGGCCGCCGCCGGTGGCACCGGGCAGTTGAACTGGCAACTGGCCACCGGCGCATCCGGCGGCGACCTCGCAACCGTCGTGGGTGAGGACTACGCACCACTGCTGACGCTCGATGCAGCCTTGCCTGCCAGCGAGGTCGATGCCATCGGTATGCCAGTGACGGCTATCAGCCAGCCGGAAAGACTGGCCGTGGGCGACTACGCCTATCTCGTGGATGCCAGTGGGTCGATTGCAGAGGTAGTTGCCGTCCTGGCCTTCGATGCCGCAGACGCGACCATCGATCTCGCACGCGGCATGCTCGACACCACGCCCCAAGCACATGCGTCGGGGACTCGACTGATCGGTGTTGGTGAATGGCTGGCATCGGAAGGTGCCGAACGCGCCCCGGGCGAGTCGGTGTTCGTGGGTGCGATTCCTCGCACATCGACCGATCAGGGAGATCCTGTGCTGGCCGCCAATGGGCAGCCGATGGTGCTGACCGGTCGGCAGGCTTTGCCGTATCCACCCGGTCGTATCCGCCTCAATGGCCAGACCGAGCCTGTCGTGGTGGCCGGTGACCTCACCGTCGCGTGGGTCCATCGCGACCGCACGCAGCAGACCGCCTATCTCGTGCAGCAAGACGAGGGCGACATCGGGCCGGAATTGGGCGTGAGCTACACGCTGCGTATCCGCAATCGCAACAGCGTGCTGGCGCACACCGAAACGGGACTGCTCGGCACCACCTTTACCTGGACGGCAACCGTGGCCGCGCTGGATGCCGGTGCGCTGGGCGACCGCATCACGGTGGAGATCAGCGCCGAGCGCGATGGTTTGAGCAGCTGGCAGCCGCAGGTGCGGGTCATGGATCGCGCGGGCTACGGCCTGCGTTGGGGACAGTATTGGGGAGGTGTGTGATGAAGGCGCGCATTGATGTTCATCTGCTCACCCTGAACGAACCTGCCGAATGGCGGGAGGCCTGCATCGCCAGTCTTGAAGGTGCGCCGATCCAGTTGCACGTTCTGCCCGGCATTCCAGGCCGTATCGGTGAGGCACGCGCGGTAGGCTATGCACAAGGCACGTTGCCGCTGTTGTCCTTTGTCGATCCCGACGATCTGTACGAAGCCAGTGCCTTCACACAACTGGCCGACGCGCTGGATGCTTGCCCGCAGGCCGTGATGGCCTACACCGACGAAGCGCTGACCGACGAAAACGGCCATGACATCGCCGTGCGTCGTCTGGCCTACAGCCGCTGGCAGCACGCGAACAGCGCCAGCCATGTGCACGGCCTGATCGTGATGCGTCGATCTGCCGTAGAAGCCGTGCTCAAAGAAACCACCGACCTCAACAACTTCGCCGACTGGCTGCTGACCCTGCTCGTAGCCAAGCGGGGCGGCGTGCTGTACCTACCCATCGTTGGCAGGCACTGGCGACAGCACCCGCATCAAAGCCACCGCACCGGCGACCCGGACGCTGTCCGGCGAATACGTCAAACCATCGGCCAAGCATTGAATCTCTGGAGATAAACCATGTCATTAACCGACCCAAACCTGGGACTCAATTACGGCTGGACGCTCGGCGAAAGTGGCTGGGACACCGGCATGGACACCAACCTCAAGCGCCTCGGCGCGGTGGTCGGCCTGTCCGTGAAAGACCGCGACCTGACCACGCCACCTGCCAGCCCCGCCAACGGCGACCGCTACATCGTGCCTGCTGCTGCCACGGGTGTGTGGGCAGGCAAAACGAACCAGATCGCCGTGCGCATTGCCGATGCCTGGGAGTACCACGTTCCCAAGATTGGCTGGCTTTGCTACATCGAGGACGAGGCCAAGCTCTCAGCCTACAAGTCCACCGGCTGGAGCGCTGGCATCGCCATCTGAATTCCCTTCTTCGTACCCACCAGAAACCCGCCCATGTGTTCACGCACTGGGCGGGTTTCGCCTTTCTGGAGACTGCTATGACCGAACCCGAACAACAACAGCCTGCGCTCGTCGAGAACATGCTGCTCTTGCGACGCGAGGACTTCGACGAACTGCTCGACCGCGCCGCTGAACGCGGAGCCGAACGTGTCCTGACCCATCTCGGCCTGGAAAACGGCCACGCAGCGCGCGACATTCGTGAACTGCGCGATCTGCTGGAGGCTTGGCGTGACGCCCGCCGCACGGCTTGGCAGACCACCGTCAAGGTCATCACCACCGGCATCCTGGCCGCGCTGCTGGTCGGTGCCGCCATCAAGCTCAAACTGATGGGAGGCCCGCAATGATCGAGACCTTGCTCGGTGGTCTCCTCGGTGGGGCCTTCCGTCTCGCACCTGAAATCCTCAAGTGGCTCGACCGCAAGGGGGAGCGCGGCCATGAACTGGCGATGCAGGACAAGGCGCTGGAGTTCGAGAAGCTGCGTGGCGCGCAGCGAATGTCGGAAATCGGCGCGGGAGCCGATGCCGCGTGGAACGTCGGAGCCATCGAAACACTGCGAGAAGCCGTTCGCACGCAGGGCGAAAAAACCGGCGTGCGCTGGGCCGATGCCCTGTCTTGCAGCGTTCGCCCGGTCATCACCTACTGGTTTATGGCCTTGTACTGCGCCGCCAAGACGGCCGCATTCGCGGCTGCAGTGACTGCAGGTGCTGGCTGGGGCACGGCCATCCTGCATGCCTGGACGGAGGCCGATCAGGCGCTGTGGGCCGGGGTGCTGAACTTCTGGTTCCTCGGGCGCGTGTTTGACCGGGTGCGGCCGTGACCGAGGTACCGAAGGCGGCCATCGAACTGGCTAAGCGCTTCGAGGGGTTTGAGCGCAGGGTGAAGCGCGGAATCGAGATCACTGCCGTTCCATACATCTGCCCCGCAGGCTTTTGGACGATTGGGTACGGCCATCTCTGCGATTCCAAGCACCCACCGATTACGGAGACGGAAGCAGAGGTCTATCTGGCGCGCGATCTCCAATCGGCACTCGCTGCCACGCTGCGCTACTGCCCGGTGCTGGCCACCGAGCCCGAGGGGCGGCTCGCGGCAATTGTGGACTTCACGTTCAACCTTGGCGCCGGACGGTTGCAGACGTCGACACTGCGACGGCGCATCAACCAGCGGGACTGGGCTGCCGCCGCAACGGAGCTGCGACGCTGGGTCTATGGCGGCGGGAAAGTGTTGCCGGGACTCGTTACGCGGCGAGAGGCTGAGGCCGCTTGGCTGCTACGCAACGTGTGATTTCAAACCGCGCAGAAGATCTTGGCTTCGCTGCCGAACAGCGCGTTCATGTCATCCATGCCAACACGGAGTATCAACCATGAGTAACCGATTCAAGCACGCCGTCATTGACGACGTCACCTCACGCAACATTGACGCCAGCCTACAAGACAACCTGCTTGACCTGTTTGAGTCGGCCATGAAGTCGGTGGCCACGACACTGGTGCGTGAGGCCAAATTCGACACCACCGACTTCGCCACCGCCAAGGGGCGCGACTGCGAGGGGTTCACGCTGCTGGTGAGCCGCACGCGCGCCGACTCGCGCGACGGCTGGTTCGGGGCGTTTCAGCGTGGCGATGAACGCCTCGACGTGATCGGCCATCTGGAATAAACCGTCAGTCCTCCGTCGCGGGAACATCCCAGTCCGCCGGACGCGCCTCGCCGGTCTGGTAGAACTGTTTCACCAGCTTCACGTACTCCAAAAAGTCCCTGTTCTCCGTGGCCAGCCGATTGGCCATGTCCCAATCGATCTCGTCGCGCTCACGCGCCGGAATCAGCACCTGACTGTCGGCAGGGTTGTCGACGTCCAGCTTGATGAAGCCAATGCCGTGGGCCGCGAAGAGCATCCGCAGTTCCTTCAGTGTGTCGGTGCCGCCGATTTCCGCAGCAACCAGATAACCGAAGTTGGCCCAGGACGAGTTCGATACGGCCTGAAAAAAGCACTCGCGCACGTTCGAACGATTGATCAGCAGCTTGACCTCGAACGACCACAACTTGGTGCGCTTGTCGGAATACTGGTTGACGCAGTCGCGAACCTCCTGATGCCAGTCCGCGCCCAAATCCTCCATGCCGACCACGTCCGGGTACAGCCAGCGATTGCCATTGGGCCCGCGCTTGTTGGATGAACGCTTCTCGTCGATGCGTTTGGAGAAGACGCCGAACTCCTCCCACAGGTATTGCGACAACAATGGGTACAGCGCGTGTTCGTCAATCTTTAACGCATTGGCATCTGCAGCCGCCGACGTACCTTCGCTTTCCACCGCCGCCACTTCGGCGCTGTCCGAGCGCTCCGAGTAGTAGTACTTGCGCGGCCGTCCCTCTGTCGTTTTCAGCTCTGGGTGCTTCGTTTGCATGCGCGGGCGCTGCGAACTGATTTCTGCGACGAGCTGCTGCACCAGATCCGCATCAGACTTGATGTAGTCCCCACGGCTGTTGGCCCGCTTTTCCTGGCACTCATCCGGATAGGTGGCAAATACCCATTCGGCAATTTGCCGAGCAGTGAATTTTTCCTCGGGGCGTTCCTTCAGGTAGCCGATGACGGCCTTTGCGAGATTTAATGCCATTTCAATACCCCCTCAGAGCCTGAACAACTTCTTGACCTCATTCTCAGCCGTTACCGGCATCTGGTCTTTCTCGCATTGCCTGACCTTGGCCACAATAGTTTTTGCACGCGTGATTTCATTATTGACTCGTTGCGAGTAAGACGAGTCGGTGCTCAGATTGTCGATTACCGAAAACAGGTAGTCCTTTTGATTCGACTGGAACCAAAAGCCTTGACCACAAATCCACTTCTCCATCGCAAATGAATCGAATGGAAATCCGCTGGCCGCATTCCAATATTTCATCAGACGAATAGTTGGCTTGATCAAAGAGTTGTTGTCCTTGTTCTTTGCTTCAAGAGTGGCGTTGAAGTCGTTCGGATTCGTGGTCATCCAACCGCCTGACCCGTTGGGAATCTGAAGCTCGCCGAGCCACGTTTTTGTCGCGGGCACCAGATCGAACTTGATGTGGTTCAACTCGAGAACAATGGTCGGGCTTCCGTGCGGGTGATGGCGTCGTCCAGCGGCGCACTCTCTGTCTTGATGTGCGCAACGATGGCCTGCTGTTCCTCCACGGTCGGTGGCAGCGCCACCGGGAAGCGCCCCAACACAGTTTCTGCGATGGCGGGATACGCGATGCCGATAGAGTTCGCCGCCACCCGGTTCACAAAGGCACTGCTCTGGATGACGTATCCGAGGTATTCGGGCTCCACACTCTTGCCGGGCGTGAGCACCGCAAACCCGGTGGATGCGATCAGGTCATCGGCGTCCTCACTGACATACCAGATGGCCTTCAGGTACGTCCGTACAGTCGAGATGATAGTGTCGCCTCGGCGTAGAACACGACGCGCTCGGGATGGGGCGGCCTCGAAACGGATGCGTTCAAGTTCCTTCGCCAGGCGCCCGGTTTGCACCGAGCCGATGTCCACGTAGCGGAACTCAAAATCTGGACTGGTCTTCTCGCCCAGCGTGCGGGCATTCAGCCTCACCCAACGTTTAAGCGGCTTCACTTCCCAATGTTCCGGCACATCGCCCAGCCATTCGATGCCGGAAGGCTTCAGCGCGACTGCAGTGTCGAGGCCGTGCGTGACGACGTGGTCGATGATGCGTAGCTTCTGTTCGGTCAGCAGCTTGATGAGTTCGCGCTTAGCCTTGATGAAGCGGGCGATGTGCGCATCCTGCGCGCGCAGGTAAGCGACGATCTGGCCTTGCTCCTCCGGTGGCGGCAATAGTGCCGTCACGTTGTAGAAATCATCTGTGTAGAGCCGCCAGAACCCCTCGACGATGCCCTTTGTTCGCCGCCGAAACTCTCCAACGTACATCGGCGTCTTGAAAAGCGATTCGCAATATCGGACAGATGCATCGCCTTTTGGCCTGAGCACGGTGTAGTCCGGGCTGACGACACCCGCTTGTTTCGCTCGCGCGAAAACACCGAGATGCGCCTTCAGGCGATTGAGCACCAAATCGTGTTCTGCCACGAGCTTCCCGCCCGCGTAATTCTCCGACTGGAGGCTCTTACGGCCTAGATCCTTGCTCGGTACAAGGCCGTGAACCTGACTCATGGAGAGGTGAGTTTCCTCACCATGCTTCGAACGCTGATCTACTTCTCTGAACAAGAAACGATTACGGCGAGTCTGCCAATGCGCGGGAATCTCCCCGACCCACGGCAAACCGGATTCTTTGTATTGCGCGTGCCGAGGAAGTTGCTGCATCACGCGCCCCCCACGATCCGGTTCAACAAGCCCTCGCTCTGTTGCTCCAGTGCGAGGATGCCCAATGCTGTCGTCGCAACCAACGCTTTAACTTGATTGTTAAGTAATGCCTGTTCCAGTTGCTCACGACGATCACCGGTTTCTCCGGTATAGGCTTCCACATTGAAGCCTTGGGTCTTTAGCCAGGCAGCGACCTGATTAGCATCCCTTACAGTCAGCGTGTAAATGATGCCGTGGCCCTGCAGCGTGGCGAGTTGTTCAGCCAGCCATGCAAGGCGTTCGGCTTGGCTGGGCAGCCGGATGGTTTGCAAAGAAAGCGAGGTGCGATTGAGATCGCCCCGCGACACATCGAGCTTTGGCCCCAGCACCGCCGAGAGATCATCCATCACCCTATTGTTAGCCGTCGCCGTAGTAGCGAGGAGCCGAAGATTGGGTGGCAAGGTCTTGACGATGCGCTCCAGCAGCCGGTAGTGAGGGCGGAAGTCGTGCCCCCAATCGGAAATGCAATGCGCTTCGTCGATGACCAACATGGAAATCTGTGCGGCGATACCCGCCAACACCTGGGTACGGAAGCGCTCGTTAGCCAGCCGCTCAGGCGAGATCAACAGAATGTCAATTTCCCCGTTGGCGAGCTTGCCTTCGACTGCAGTCCAATCGTCCATGTTGTCCGAATTGATCGTGGCGGCGCGAACGCCCATCCGCTCTGCCGCAGCGATCTGATTTCGCATCAGCGCCAGTAACGGCGAGATCAATAGTGCTGGGCCCGCTCCTGCTTCCCGCAGCAACTTGGTTGCAATGAAATAGACAAAGCTCTTACCCCATCCGGTTTTCTGAACAACCAGCAAACGGCCTTTGCCTTCGACAATGTGGCGAATGGCATCCTCCTGGCCATCGCGGAAGGTTGCGTCTGTACGTCCGGAACCGATGCGAAGCAGTTCCAGTGCGCGTTTTGGATCGTAGGCCACGTTATTTTTCTCCCTTGCTTTGGTCGGGTGGTCGGTAGCCCGGAGCCAACACGGCATTCTTGACGCCGTAAAGCGCCAAATGATCTTTCAGCCAAAGTCTGTACTCGTGACCTTGCAAGCGGTGGTCTGGCGAAGCATCGACGCTCCAACGCTGGAGCATGTAGCCAGCGACCGCAGCACGGACTCGCATCCGAATCGAGCCATCCTTCATCCCGTAGTCCATTCGAATGATCTCGGGACGGCTTAAGCGCGGGTGAGGCACCAAGTCCAATTCGACGATCCGAGTCCACTGGATATCGTTGTCTGGGCGTTCGTTGGCCTTGGGTTCCTCATCGACCAATGTTGGCGCTTCGATGCGGGTGACGACAAAGTCTCGGAACTCACCACTCTTGCGATCAAAGGCCCGGACGTGCCAGCGCAGGCCGGTGTCGACCAAGGCGAAGGGAACGATCACCCGTTCGGACTCCCCGCTGCTCATCGAGTGGTAGCGGATGGCCACCGGACGCTTGGCGTGGATCGCGCGACAGATGGGTGCCAGTACATCCATACGAGGACTACTCAGCACAGCGGGTGACTCGCAGGGAAACATGGGCAGCGACTCGCCATTCACCCCTTCGCCGAACCCAAGCGAAAGTGCTGACAGAACCCGCTGCGGGGCATGGTCGAACAAAGGCGCGAACGCTTTGCCAATCCTGTAGATCTTGCTGCTGCCGTCGAACTCGATGTTTTTCGGCGCAACCTCGCGGTACAGAGCCAGATCGCGAGTGGCTGCTGCGGGTGCCACTCCAAAGCGGCTGGCCAAATCAGGACGGCCAACTTCCCCCATGAAGTACAGGCGGAAGTCGATGTAGGCCAAACGCTCGCGCTGGGTATGACTCAAACTTTCGACACGCTGAGGGTGCATCGTCAAAGACTCCTCATCCATGTGAGACGACGGGAAGACCGTGAAAATCGGATTGACTGCTCATCATGGCGCCGTTTATATCATCAATATGATTACATTATGCGCCATTCCTTATGCATGAACAAGGGCGCTTAGGTGCCGCTGTTCGCCCATGAGCACGCCCCAATGCAAATGAGCAGGCCAGCGGCAAGCCTGTCGGCCACCGCCCTTGATCACGGAGGGAAGCAGGAACTCCGTTTTGGGGGCGATGACCCTGATGCTTCCAGATTGTTAAAGAACCGTGGTCGCCTGCGTGGACGCCGTCACGACCTTCCTATGGGAAGGATTTCGCTCACTACGCATGATTGCGTACCGTTTATTTGTCGAGCGCCACCATGCGGACGATGCTGTCGAACTCGTTCAGCACGTCGGGATGATTCTTGGTCAGGTGACGCAAGATGGCTTCGTTCGCCATCAACTTGGCGAGATAGCCCTTGGCCAGCACCAGGTTGAGGATGTCCTGACCATAGGTCTGCTCGGCGAGCTTGAACTGCTCGTGGAGGTTGCCCATCTCCCTCTCCATCTTGGCCATCTGGTCGGCGCTGACGCCGGTCATCTTCTTGGGCTTGGTTTCACCGACGAGCAAATTGCTGGGCGTGGCCGCAACAAGCGCTTGGGCATAAGCGACCGTGATGTTGTTGGCGCTGACCATCAGTTCGACGCACTCAACCTGACGCGTCGGCTTGAGCTTGCGCAGGACTGCGCCAAGGTTTGCCGAAAACGTCTGGTCGCGCAGCAACTCGGCGGCCTCCGGGCAGATCCCTTCCAGCAGGTTTAGCTTCTTGATGATGTGGCTGATGTCCACGTCCAAGGCCTTCGCCAGCTTTTCCGGGGTGACGCCCCGTTCGACAGCGCGACGGATCATGAGGTGCTCCTGAATACTGGAGAGGCGATTGATCCGGTTGTTGTAGGTGTAGCTTTCGTCATCGGTGGCTACCAGGCAGGGAGCCTTGTCGAAGCCCAGCTGTTTCAGCGCGACCAGTCGTGTGTGCCCGTCCAGCAAGATGTGCTGCCCCTCGCGGTTGGGCTTTCCCACCGACAGGGGTTCGATCAGCCCGACCGCCTCGATAGATGCGGTGATCTGCTTGAATTTCCGTGAGGCAAGCAAGCCTTCTGGCGTCTTGCGCGAAGGTAAAACGGACGATAGGGGCAGGATCAATGGCTCCGGAACGAAGCCCAGGGGCGGTTTGTTCATGCGCCGCTCCCTCGAGCCCAGACCCGCTCCGCCAGATACTGGGGCAGCGTGTCCAGCCCCTCCGCGCGCAGCAGGGTTGTGAAATTCTCGTCGGCCAGCAGTTGGCGCAGGGCCCCGACGATGAACAGCAAGTTGCGCTGAGCGGTCTCCGCCTTCCTGACCAGTAGCTTTTGCCGTTCGACCTCCCGCTGGTAGTTCCGCACCAGGCTGGACGTGGTGACATCCTCATTGGTCTTTCGGGATGTCATCCTGCCGCCAATGGACTTGCCTTGGGTGCGCCGACGTTCGATCACACGACGGGCTTGGATCAACTGGCTGCCACGCAGCTTTCCGGTTTCGTAGGCGTCTTGCAGTGCGGCTTGAATTGCTTTCTCATCACTGCCCGCGCCTGCGATGGTGATCGCCGCATTGAGCGGGATGCGCCCGCTGCCGACGGCCATCAGCAGTCGCTGTTCACCGTTCTGCAGCAACTGCAGGATGCCCTGCACGTACTCTGGACTCAGGCCCGTTTTCTGGGCAATGGATTTCTTGTCGTAGCCCTGATCTCGCAACTGCTCGATGCCGGACAGCAATTCCAACGGGCTGAACTTTCGCCGGGCGATGTTCTCGGTGAGGCTCATGATGAAGGCCGATTCGTCATCGACGTTCATCACCATTGCAGGGATTTCTTGATGCCCGAGCGTCTTGAAGGCCTTGAAGCGCCCCTCGCCGCAGATGAGGAGATAGTGCTCGCCGTTGCTCCCAGGACGCGGCGTCACGATGATGGGCTTTTTCAGGCCGATGTTCTGGATGTTGCCAACGATCTGCTCGAAGACCCGGCTGTTGCGCTCGCGGGGGTTGAGAACCTCAATCTGGCTCAGCGGGATCATCCGCAAATCCGCGTGGCGATGCTCTTTGTCCTGATTCATGCGGCTCTCCTTATGCGGATGCGCCGGGCCATGCCATACAGGTAGTCCAGGCTGTCGAAGCGATAGCACTCAAATTCGATGCCGTTGTGGTCGGCCAGGTGGATACGCGCCTGGCCGAAGTCCAGTCGGGGCAGCAGGTAGTAATCCAAGGCGGCCTGATTGCTGTCGTCCAGCCGCACGGCCACCGTGATGTCGGGCGCGAGGCTGGTATCGAAGCGCACTTTCCAGCGCCGTCGCCCGTTATCGAGCAATTGGCAGCGCGCCAGCACCAGTGAAACGGTGAACTCGCGATTCACGGTGAGGAGGTCGGTAGCCGGATCGCGTTCCACCATGCCGCCCACCTCGGCGATCATCCGTTCAGTCTGGCCGACGATCTCCGGGTGTAGTCGGCGCAGGAGCTGATTCGCTTCCAGATACTGGTAGTCCCGATCCGGAGTGAAGCCCACCGTCTGGTACGCGCGAATCAGACTGCCGAAACGATGCGCGTAGGCCGCCGACGAGGGCATGCCTTCAGCTTCATCGATGATCAGGCCAGACAGGTAGCCGTGGCGCTGGTAAAGATTGCGCAGCTTCTCGATCAACTCCTCGTCGCTGTAGCGATGTGCCCTTGCGCGCAAGATGCCCTGCGCCGTGTAGAAGAGCTCCGGTGGCACGATGCCCTCGAACGCGCCTTCCTTCTTGATCCACATCTCGGGGCTGTTGACCACCCGGTGCTTCTTGAGTTTGAAGGATCGCCGGTTGTAGATGTTGTTGCCGATGTATTTCTCGTTGGACAACACTTCGCGGATGGTCGCTCGTGTCCAATCCCGCCCAAGGTCAGTACGTGTGCCTTGTGCGTTCAGCCGTTCGGCGATGTCCAGCTCCGTCAGGTTGTCGGTGACAAACCAGCGGTAGATCTGGTTGACCACGGCAACCTCATCATCCGGACCCGGCTGCAGGATGACGCGGTCGGTTTGCAGGCTTTTGTGCTCGCCACGCGCCAACTCACCTTTGAGCGTGCCGGACTGATCGACCAGCACGCGTCGCAGGCCATAGCCAGCGGGGCCACCTTGCCGAAAGCCCAACTCGATAAGGCGGCACTGACCAGCGAACACCTTGGCCGACAACTCCCGGCTGTATTCGCCCGCCATCGCACGCTTGACGCCCTTGACGATGGTCGACACGGGCGAGCCGTCGTTTTCGAACTGTTCGGCGCAGTACGCGACCTGGATTCCGGCGCGGCGGCAAATGTATTCGTAATAGGCGCTCTCATCGGCGTCCTGGAACCGGCCCCAGCGGCTGACGTCGTAGACCAGGATGATCTGGAAGTCCGCGATGCCTGCCTCGACGTCCTTGATCAGCTGCTGCAGCGCCCGACGCCCATCGATGCGCAAGCCGCTCTTACCCTCGTCGGCATAAGTGCGAACGATCTCGATGTTGCGCCGGGCCGCGTACTCGCGGATCTTGTCCGCTTGGTTTTCCGTCGAATACTGCTGGTGCTCGGTCGACATCCGAACGTACTCGGCGGCCCGAAATGTCGGTGGCTGATCCGCCCCCGGAATGGAGAACTCTTCTGCCTGCATAGACCCGATCACTTTATGTTGTGTGAACTTGCTCTCGGGCCTGCCTTTCACCTCAATGGCATACACGTGGCCTGCAATGCGCGGCCGGAATGCACAGGGTTGAAATTGTTGCCATCCAGGATGATCGAGAGCCCATTTGGGCTTGAAGTTAAGGCTGGATTCCCTGGGTGTCGATCAAGTCATCTCTTGACGCATCCATCTTGCATTCACAGGTTTCGTACAGCAGCGTGATTTCAACTACCCAAGAGCCCGGTGTTCCATTCGGGAAGTCTGGCCGTCTTGTGATCCGGTAGATGCCGGAAGGCAGAGCTGACACGTCCATCTTTACCGGATCGATGACTGGCTGCCGATGGGCGGCGGTAGGTTGATTCCCTTGATCGCCGCTGGCCTGTTGTGCTTCTCGGTGATTGCGCCAATAGTCATGATTGCGCTGTGACCACGCGCGCTGGGCCGCCTGCTGGTTGATGCGGTAGTCAGGATCGGATTGGAGTTTTGCCCGCTGCCATTCGCGCTTGCGAGCCCGCTGGCATTCAGGGGCGGAGCAGAACGCTTGGTCGGGAACCTGTGGGCGGGGTTCGAAGGGGTGGCCGCAGTGCGCGCAAAGTCGAGTAGTCATCGTGGTCTCCATGCAAAGTCCGTATGGAGACCGCCACTGACCGTGGCGAAGGGCGCGAAGCGGCTGCCCTATGAAGGGATATTCAACGAGCGACGGTGTTCAACGCGGGGGCCAATGCCACGCTCAAGCGGCCAACGATGGCGTGCAAGGGTTCTGGCGGAAGTTCGTTCTTCTTGAGAAATGCCAGCCACAGCGCCTGGCGCGAAGCGTCGTGTGCAAACTCGTCCGTCAGGCCGACTGGCAGCGCTTCAGGAACTGCCATGCCCCGTCTTTCAAACGTGGCCTTGATCGCCTGGGCCAGCAGATCGGTGTCCAGAGTTTCTCTTTCCAACAGCACCGATAGATCGAAGTAGTCCTTCAAGCGGCTGTTGGTCATGCCCAGCAAAGCGATGGCGTGGAGCTTTTCTGCGATGACGGTGTACGTTGGGTAGGCCCGCAGTCGTGGTGCGGGCATTTCCTCCAGCAGTACTGGGTAGACCGAATCAACAGGTTCCGGGGTGACTGCGTCGCCGAAGCCGACATCGATCTGGGTCTTGCAGCGTGCTCTGGCAAGATCGCCTGCAATCATCACGCGAACGCCACCGTAGCCTGCTTCCTTGCGGATCTCCTCGACCGTGACAGAGGCTGGGTCGAACACGATGCCGTCGTCGACCGGTACGGCTGCGATGTCCCGGAATACTTGGGCCACTGACTCCAGATCGCTGGCACCGAAGCCCAAGAGGTCGGCATCGCGTGTGGCCCGGTGTGGCATGTCGTACCAGAGCGTGAACAGCAGCGCACCTTTGAGCAGAAAGCGATCCGCGTGCGGCGACTGGGTCAACCGATAGAGGATGCGCTCCAAGGCAAAGCGCACCAGCACCTGATTGAAATCGACGCCTTGTGCCTTGGCGACATTGAGCAGGCGCGCACGGACGGATGCCGCGACATTTGGGGTGGCCGCACTCATCCGACACTCTCCAGGTAGGGGCGCATCACGTTGGCCACGCGGCATATCTTGGCGAAGCGCCAGATGTCGTCGACGGATGCCTTGCTGCGCGCCCGGGCGTCTTTCAGCGCCTCCAGCGCCACATCTAGCCCGATCTTGTTACGGTGCTTGAAGCAGTCCGCCACGGTCTTGGCCACGCTGTACACCCGGAGCCTTACACCATCGCGTTCGACATCTTCAATCCCTGCCGAGTAAGCATCACCCGTGAACTGCACCATCTTGACGGGCGGGTAGTCGACACGAGGCGGGTGGCTGCCTCGTGGCATGGCGATCCAGATCTGACGCGGCAGCTGCGTGGTCAGCTCATGAAACTGCAGCGCCGTAAGCAGGCAGAACACCGCTTGAGGTACCTTGGTGGCGATGGTGCCAAGGCTCTCGAATTCCGAAACCTGTGCATCCGGCAGACGGTACAGGCCACGCCCCACCTTCTCTAGTAGACCCGCAGCGGTCAGGCGCGTCAGAACGACCCGAGGCGCACTGATGGCGTCCAGATCGCTGGCGCGCAGTAGCCCCTTCTGGCTGGCCAGATCGAGGACGCGCTGATTGTGGGTACTGGAGAGCATGGATAGAGTATGTTCCGTTATTTCGTCGAATGCAACTTGTGGAAGACAAAACGAAACATTTAGCCCACGTTCTCCCGGTATCGTTGCTGGTAGACGATCCGCTGAGCGCGCTACAAATCGGGGGTGTTACGGCCTCAATCGCAGCATCACCTACACGAAAACCTTTTAAGCGAAATTATTTGATGATAGAATCCGCTTGAACGAAATCCGATGACGGAGTTGCCAATGGCCCAGCCGAACCAAGAAACGATCCATGACCTGCTCGTGAGGAATATCCCGCGTGAGCTTGTCATGGGCCTCGAAGAAGCCAAGCTGGTCGGTGCTCAACGTGCCTATGCCGCAGCGCGCGGGATGGATGACGGGCACTTGCCCAGCGTGGTGGGGCAGTTGCGCCACTTCCATATGAATGAGTCGTTCCATCGCGCACTCGCCGTTGCAGACGCATCTCCTTCACCGCTGCGCGGCAATCAGATCGTCACGGGCCGGTCAGGGATCTTCACCTTGGCACGGTTCAACACCAAGTATGGGGTCTGGAACAGCGGGCGGCGTAGCGAAACCCGAAAACAGATGTCCCTGGCGAACGCAGCCATCGAGCCACTGGTTCAACCCGGACTCTTTTCAGGCTACGTGGAGCCATCCCAAGCGGTTGTGTTCGTCGTGGCCTGCTTTGCAGGATCGCTGCACAGCCAGCCGGACACACCCGTCGCCATCGAAATCGCGGTCCCAGATCGCCACATGCAAGGCTGGCTTTTCCGGGAACCCATTGACGCATTCATCAAGCGCTACGACCAGCAGCCGACAGCAGGCCAGGACGATTTGGCTGTGCCGAAGCTGAAGAAGAACATTGGCAAACAACAAGACAAAGATGGAACAGGATCATGAGCAGGGGCGGTGTACAGGGATTTCAGAAAGATCGACTTAGCCAAATTCTTGCGGCCCGTCGTCTGACTCAAGTCCAGCTGGCCTCGATGGTCGATGTGTCTCCGGCGACCATCAGTAAGTGGCGCGCAGGAACGCAAGCGCCTGAGCGTGACGCGCTTGAACGCCTTGCTGGCGTGGTCAACGTCACGCCGGAATGGTTTACGCGTGCGCCCGGGGCGAAGTTGTCGTTGCCGCTTTTTCGCAGCAACGCGTCAGCGCACGTCGCTGCACGCGCCATGCTGGAGGCCCGCCTTGAGTGGGCCCAGGACGTGGCCGCCGCACTGATGGAATACGTCGACTACCCTGATGTCAATTTGCCATCTCGCGATTACACCGAGCCGGAACAGATCACCAACGAGGACATCGAGAAGGCCGCCTGCGAATGCCGGGATCTGTGGCGTCTGGGCCGCTCGGCGATTCAAGACTTGGCACTGGCCGTGGAAGGTGCTGGGGTCATCCTCGTTCGGGAAGAAACCGGCGTTGCCCAGATTGAAGGGCTGTCGGCTTGGAGCGAGGTGCTGGGCCGACCGTTGATCCTCTTGTCCGCCGACAAGGACAATGGTTATCGCAGTCGCTTCGACCTTGCCCACGAAATCGGGCATCTTGTTCTGCATCGTCACATTCAACGCACGACTGACAGCGCACGCCACAAGTTGATGGAGCAACAGGCACACCGCTTCGCAGGCGCTTTTTTGCTGCCCGCCGAAACGTTCGCCAGCGAAGTTCGCGTGCCACCGACTCTGGATGACTTGTTGCTGCTGAAGCGCCGTTGGGGCGTGTCGGCGGCGGCGATCATCATGCGGCTGAAGGCGCTTGAGATGCTGGATGAAGATGGCGCTCTGATGCTTTTCAAGCGTCGCTCTGCTCGGTGGGGTGCGAAATCGGAACCCGGAGACGAGGATCGTCGACCAGAGCAGCCACGTTTGCTTCGTCGCACCATCGATCTGTTGGTCGAAGAGAAGGTCATGCCTTTGGAAGCCATCCCGAGGCACATCGGACTGGCTGCGGGTGACGTGGAAGCACTCGCCGGATTGCCCGAAGGCTACTTCCAGGGCAAAACCAATGTCGTGGAGTTTGCGCGACTGAAAGCAACCCAGAAGCCGGTTGATGACCAACCAGCCCAAGGCAATAAGGTGGTGCCATTCCGGCCCGTCTCCAAGTCCTGATGTGAAAGGAACAGCGATGTCCAAGAACACAAAGCAGACGTCCTCACGAATCGGTCGGCTGGCGTCGGAAACGCTGCAAAGCAGCAGTTCGTCGCAAGTGGCCAAGAGTCTGGCCGCCTCGGCTCTGTCTCAGCGCAGCGGCGACAAACAGACCGGAGCCCAGATGGAAGACAAGGCCGCACGCGTTTTGGCCAGCGACCGATACGCCAAAGAGACGAAAGAACTGGCGGCCTCGGTCCTGTCCCAAGCCAACAAGCAGCGCTGAGTCAGGGAGTCGAGTCCCTCATGTCACAGGATCTGAGCGACTCGCAACTGAAGGATCTCTGGCGTCAGGGAAAAATCCCGGTCATCTTCAAGCGCAATAAGCCACTCCCGGTCCTGGCGCGCATTCCGTTCGCCGAGGGGAACATGGAGTGGCTGCGGGATGGCCGACGCTCGAAGCCGGACTGGTGTGCGCAGTTCAAGGCCTGGGAAATTCCGACTGCGTGGTTCGACAGCGTGATCAAACTTGCGCTGAGGCGACACCAAGAGGTCTACGTGATCCAGTTGTACCGGGAGCACCAGAAATGCGCTCCGGCATGCTGGAACGCTGAGGGCTTTCACTGCGAATGCTCTTGCATGGGGGAGAACCACGGCGGTGGCCATCCAGGCGGCAACTGGTACGAGGTTTCCGAAACCTTTGCCGTGTCCTGGGGGCAGCAGCGCTATTCATGCCGCCATCTGAAGGTCAAGAACCCCGGGCGCTGACCGTGGCAGCGCAAGCTATCGAAGGTCGGAAATGCGCGGAGACAGCCAAAGTCCACCCGGACCTCCGCATCGTATATAATCTCGCCTACGGTGTCCTCGCCGGTGAGGCAGGAAGGTTCTTTCTAGTAGGGGACTACACCACCAGAATCTCTCGGAAAGCCATCCTCAGGGGTGGCTTTTTTGTTTTCCCGCACCGAG